AAATAGTTTGAGCGATCTGAGTATCAACGTTTTCACCGTCAGCCAGCCACTCGTTTTCGGTTTCAAATTCATCAATAATAGTCTGAGCAGCCTCATCAATACGCGCTGGTGAATCTGCTTGATTAGGTACCTCAGTGTCAGTCAGTTGATTAACTTTAATTAACTGAGATTTAGTCTCTTCCATCTGCCTTTGAATCCTAGTGACTCGATCATAATCACCTTCTTCAACAGCTTCTTTATGAAGTTTAGTTAAATCCAGAACCTTCTGGCGAAGATTAGTGGCATCACTTTCAGCCAGAATAGAACGTCCTGCTTCAAGACGGTCAAGACGAGCCTTTAGTTCTCGGTCTTCCTTTTTCTTCTGTATGTCCTGATCAACTTCCTCACCATAAGCAATGAACTCTTCCGGAGTTTTAGCGTCATCACCTTCATAGTCAGGGTCATAACCTTTAGAAATGGCATCTTCCAGTACCTCATTTCCCCCTTCTTCCTGAACAAGTTCTTGAGGTGCTTCTTCATCTCCACCATAAGTAGCAGGATCTACCCCATCAGCCACCATTTGATTCATTTCTTTGGCAACTTCTTCAGCCAGCTTAACAGGGGCTTCTTCGCCTTTGTCTTTGGCCATATCAGCCATTGAGTACGTCGCACTCTTAGTCATCAGAAGACTCCTTTTTAACAAATTTACCCATAATCTGGTTATCAGTAATCACGCGATAATTCTCAAAACCTGCACAGTTAAGCAGCTTGCCTTGATACCGTTCCATGACAACAGTGTCGCCAAGTTCAAAACCCCATTTCTGGGCACGTTCTTCAGCTGTCTCAGCGTCACAGCCTTCATACGCTAGATACACAGTAGGACCAAAGGCACTTGCAATACCAATATCATGACCGCCCTGCTCTCGTTTGCTTTCAGTGATGCTGGCCATAATAATACCGCCTTCACTGACCTCTTCTACCTCCTCAATCTTGACGGAGACATTGTATCCACAAGGGATAAAATCATGTGTTTCAGGACTATATTTCATCTTCATGCACCTTTTCTTCTGGAACAAATGAGGGTTCATTCATTAAAACATCGACAATACCTTCAGCAAGACAGACTTGTTCACCACTGATATAACGGTAATACAATTCTTCAAACTGAAGTTTCATATAAATTGTCAGTGGATGTTTTATCCAGTCGTCATACCGTTGGCGGGACACTTCCGTTTCCAGGAATTGGTCCAGGTTCTGCTGGCATTGGTTGTGCATTTCCTTGAGGCGCATTTTGTTCTCCTAGTTGGTCTTGAAAGTTATCAATGAAGGTCAGGTATTCTTCCATTTTGGCAAGATGTTCTACTATTTTCTCAACATTGATCTCTTTGCCTTCGATTACAGCTTCAGCTTCTTCATATATTTTCAATGTTTCAGCTTTCAACTTATGAAGCTTGGCAGGCAGTTCCTTAGTAGCTAACTGAGCGTCTGTCTGGCTCTTCTCAGCCTGTGCAATCAATGCTGCTGACTGAGCGTCAAGGAGTTTCTGTTGCGCCTCAGCAGCACCCTTCTGGGCCTCAGACGCGGCTTGCATCATTTGCTGAGTATCTTCATTGGGTTCTGGAAGTATTTCGTCAATCCCTTCCACCCCGATTGCCATCAAGTATTTACGCAGGACCATAGGCATATTAGCGCCAGTACTCTCTAAACGTTCCCACTGATCCATCATAATTTGACCTTGCTGGATTCTCTGAAACTTACTAGCCATTTCAGGGTTAGCGGTCAGACTGACTTGAACGTTATCTTCGGCAAAATCAGCTTCGTAATCAGCTTCAGGATCACCCGTAATCACTTTGTAATGTTCTGGATCTGTGTAGATTCGATTCAATTCAAAGAATATTTGAAATTCTTTACCCATAGAGCGGGCTTGTTGAGACATGAGGGAGGTTGTGGAGACTTGGGCTTGCTCAATCCCCATTAATACTGTCGTAGCAGATGTGTTAGCCGCGATAATGTCTGACATATCCACATTGGCTGAGAAGCTTTTTACAACTTCTTCTACCTTCTGGGTGAGTTCAAAAAGAACCACACTGGGTTCCTTGAACATATGGGGTAATAGGCCGTTTTGCAGATCCCCAGGCATTAAGCCGGTTTGTTTAAACTGCCCTGCTTTAAACTTAGCTTCTCCACGCTTAACCTCGAATCCCTTCGCCATCCAGCCACCTTGAGTATTGGCAAGATAGCCCGCGTTGATCAGAGAGTTGTACATAGTGTTTATGGCCGTAATTAAGATAGCCATCAGCTGGTAATAACCTACCGGAAGGAAAGTTCCGTCCAGAGCAGGCAGAAATCCATAGAAAACGATATTTTCATGACGTTTAATCTTTACGATAGGGGCATCTGGGTACTCAAGCTCAGGATTTCCGTCATCATCAGTGACAATCCCGTATTTATTGGTTTTTGGTTGAGCAATCTTTGAAATGCTGATAATTTCATCGTTGTAATTGACGAAAATATCGCGTGCTTCAAAAGCAGCGACAATGCGGACAATCTTGTTAGTAGATTTGTGCAAAGTGACGGTATAAGGCTCTTCTTGACCATCATCATTGAGATCCAACCACCCTTGGTACTCTAGAAAACAATTAACTGGGTCGTGAGTGTCGTCTTCCTTCGTATCACTGTCAGAAGAAGCTTCAAATGCCAAATCTTCATCAAGCCAGATACCTGCATTCTGGAAAGATAGGGCTTTATTCTTATTAATATCAAGAATATGGGTGAAAATAATGTCTTCTTGGTTTTTTGCGCTTTGATTTACAGAAAAACTCTGAGGTTGGATTAAATCAGTCGCAATCTCGCCTTCAATTGAATCAAAAAAGATCTTCTTGGCAATACATCCCTTGACAGGGATTTGATACATAAGGTCTCGTTGCTGATCACGCCACCATCCCTTCTGTTGATAATTTACTTGATGTGAAACGTAGGTCGAAGTTCTTTCAGAGATTCCTTCTTTCTCGGGAGTGGTGGGACCAATAATGGTACCCTTGACCAAATCCTTCTCTCGCAGCAGTTCAGTACAGGCGTGTTCAGCAAAACGATAGGCTGCTTCCTGCATAAGAGGTGATTTGAAATTGCTGGCACCTTCAAAGGGTTCTGACAAACTTCCTTTTGGAGGTTTGATCAATTTGTCGCCCTTCTCAAAGAATTCCATCCAATCTTTCATTGAATCCAGATTTGCCTCATGATCTTCTACAACTTGAGTCGCAATCTTGGCCAATTCAGGGCCATCTAGCTCTTCAGCAATATTTGTCATCATGCTGAGTTCGATTAATTCTGTAACTGTTCGCTCTTTCATAAATTACCAGCCTAATACGTTAACTTCTTTGTCGTCTTCGTAATAATCGTCATATTCTTCTGAGTGGTAGTAGTCAACAACAAAATTGTTAACGAATCCTAAAGCAAGATATTGTTCTGCATCTGAAATATGAGAATAGTGATTCTTGTTTGGCTTTTCCTTCCATAGACCATCGTTACCTTGTACGGCCTTGTAATGGTATCCGCCTTGTTTACCCTTTCTCAGGCGTGAACAACTTCTATCCACTTGGTAACAGGGTTCACCACCACGCATAGAGATCATGAAACTTTCTACAGCATTGATACGTAGTGTCGGATCATTCGTTGTCGCAGGGACAGTTGTAAAGCCCATATCCAAGGGAGGCTCTTCATATCCAGTGCTAGGATCTTTTAGAAGGTAGTCATCATTCAAGATACCAATGGAAGATTTACCCTCACCCTCACCTCTTGAGTTACCAGCAGGATCAGCCATTGAGAAGCCAATCTTGTAACCAGCGAAGTGTTTCTGCAAGAAGGGTTTAACAATGTCTCTGGCAAACGTCTTTGTATTGTTATCATCGTGCCATATCTCGGCAACAATCCGCATTTGCCCTTCAATCAACTGGCCTATAATACAAGCCGGAGTGTGACCAAAATCCCACCCTAGGCACAGTGGAGCACCTTCAACCGGAGGCACACCATCCGCAGGGCAATGAATCGTGTCATTGTATTCAGAATAAACGGGCTTACCATCAAACATCGCCCCATACTGGCCAAGGACCATGACGTTAATATGTTCTTGAGTATTACCCGCCAACATATCTTCGTAGTAGGTATACCCTCCCATCAAGTTATCAATATTCTCAGCGTCAGGATTTCTCGCATAATTCCCGTCAGCTAATCTAAAGAGAGGCGCAGGAGCTTTGAAGAATTCAAATACTTCACGAGTTCGCGCTATGTCTTGCTTTTTATTCTTACTCGAAGGTAGGTGACCGTTCTCAGCTAATTGGTACCACCAGTGCTCAGAATCCATAGGATTGCTGTCAAGAAGAACTGCTTTTCTCGTAACAGGCTCGTAGACATCTTCGCCGTACTTGTTTTTTTCAACAGTTCCGTCGTCCAGAAGACGTTTTTTACCAATATATGAGTAGGACCCGTCTTCATGTTTCTGAGTTAGTTCATGTAGTGGACTCTCTGTGTCCTCAGAGGCCATGAGAAGCCACTCAGGGACTTTTGAGCCTACCTTGAAGTGTTGATCTCTATAATCGTTAACAGGTGCTGGATAACGCCCTACACGCTCTCTGGCACGTCTGACCGTGGCATAGGGAATCTCTCTGGCCTCGTTTATCATAATGTAGGTGGGTTCTATCCCCAGGAGCTTACGCGCGTCCTCAGGCCGATCCATCGCTAAGAAAAATACTTCCATTTCAACCCGTGTCTTATCAGGAAGTTTAATTCTGTAGGTACCCGTGATAATTGGGTTTAATTTTATATCACAGTGTTTTTTTATGACCCACTCACCAAATGTTTTTAACGTAGTTGATCTGAGTTCTGGAGAAGTGTTGCGAACTAGAATTGCACGAGATAAACGGACCCCTTTTGAGTTAGGGAGTTGGAGCTTACACATTCTAATTAACTCTAAAATGCAAGCTACCGTCTTGCCGTTGCCAACAGGTCCCATATATCCACGTACTACCTTATCGGAAGCATGGAATAGTTCTCCTGTACCTGTTGGCCTATATCTCATTCGTTAAACTTCTCTATGAGGTCCCAAATTAAATCCACGTCCCCCAACACCATGAATATTCCGGCAAGGATTGTAAACAGGGTTAGCTGAGGGATATATTTCATTCAGCAAGAAGTTTATCTTTAATTTCATTGATAGCTTCCATGAAACCCTCGTCTTGGCCTATACCTGCTACAGACATAGCGTCGATTATTACTCTAGAGTAAAACTTACACTCGTCCTGGCAAAGTTTAGGGTGAATACCAAGTACAGTGCGCTCACACGTTATTTTGCCTTGACGATATAGATCAGCACGCTCTCTTATTTGGCCAAGATATTTTTCAGGCTTTTCTTCAGCTGGGTAATATACTTCAATAACCTCTTTAACCAGCGCACCACTTGCTTTTACGTTAGGATACCTTTCTTTGAGATCATCAATAATAGCGTGGCGATGATCATCAAAACGAGCATCAAATAATAGCCCAATCATTTCGTCAGGAATAACCTTTGGAGCCAAATATTGCTCACGTAAACTCATGTGTTTCTCCTAATTAATATACTTCAGATAAATTTGCTAATTTTATTAAATCCTTATGATTCCAATAAACCATTCCATGCTTTCCGTGTCTATCTGATTCATGATCAATACACTTTTCTAGCTCAGAAAGCTTTCTTCCAAATAAACCTGTAGGACTTCCAATAGGAGAATCCTTTGCTCTTCCCTCTTCATGGAGAAATAATAACCATACAGGCCATTCAGATACTTCTTGTACTTTTAAATATTCTTTATAGTGGTGTAAGTTAATTCCTGTTTGCCACGTTTCTGTTTTTCTATACCAAGTAAAAGAAGATTTATGTTTAGCTTCAATCCAAGCGCCCCCCTCATCATTAATACATAACATATCAGGCGCAACATACCTTTCTCCGTTAGAAGCAAACAAAGTAGGCCCCTTGTATTCAAGGTCTACTTTCTCATAAATTGGTAAAATATGGTTTTCTCTTCCCTTCAGCCAATTGGCAATTCTACACTCTCCAGTGTTTCCATAAATCGTCGTTGTCAATTTTTGAAAATCACTCATGATTAGGTACAACGATAAAGCCAAACTCAGAGAAAACCTTGATAAATTTCTTTGGGTTATGGCCGTAGTAGAAAAAAGCCTGTCCTTGAGTGGGAGATGCCTTCTTTCCATTTTTATCTATAAAAGAAATTCGTCCTCGCGTAAAGCAAATAGCAGAGGCTTTAGTCTGAGCATGATGAAACCACCCCGTGTCTGTATAGTTATGGGTTAAGACAATAGCCTCATCTACCCCTCCAGACATATATTCTTCAACCACCTTCTCAATGAAATACTTAATCAGTGGCTGGGCATAAGGCGGATTCATCCACACCCTACCCAGCCACTTTTGATCTAAACCATTATCTTCTTTAGTAAAATAATTAGTAGCCTTCACCGTCTCATTAGCATACTCAGAAGAGGCTGGATCTAAGTCAATCTCTCCCAGCACCTCTCTAGCTGCTTCAATATAAACAGCAGGGGTATACCATTCATTATCTCCCGTTCCTTCGGTCCCTCGTAAATTAGAATAAAACTGTTTTGCAAGAGGCCTCTTCCAATTATCTTCTGATAAAATATCTCTTAGCTTAGCCTCAACATCCTCAATAGGCACTCCAGCCAACTTTTGCCACTGAGAAGATTGATCTCTACTCAAACCCATATCATTTAAGGTTTTATCGGGTGTCGTTTCAGACGACACCCGATAACTTCCATTTTCCTTGCCATCTAAAACAGTTCCTTTTGTTCTATCTGTGTCCCTCAGAACTCCACCTATCTTATGTTCTAGTAAAATCCTGGCCGTAGTCGCCATTTGTTCTTTATCAGTCTCACCCTTCCACACATTCTCTAAGGCACTGATCTTAGCGTGTAACTCCATACCGTCAGCCGGATTCTCAACTAAAGCAATTTCTCTGTGAATCTCATCAATAACCATTACTTCACTCATAACTTATCTCCACGGGCTTCGTACATTTTAGTTAATTCAGTGTGACAGGAAGCAAAACGGCGCTTATTCTTATCCGATTGATCTCTCAGTAGAATCCCTCTCAGCTCAACGTAGTAGTTCTCGGCAGCTTTAAGGTCGAGTTCTGCCAAACGCTCAGAAACTGTCATCTTGCTAACAGGAACAACCTCAGTGCGATCATTAATATATTTATAGATTTTTTGAACCAATAAAGGCACAGCAGGATCAGCGAAAACAATTTCAACAGGCGGTACTTCAATAGGGACTTCTTCAACCTTATTCTCTTTACCAAACATTATAATTTCCTCCACAATTCAACAGAGATATAAACAATACCAGCAAGATACAAAATACAGCCGTCACGCATTAGCTTTAAACCTTCATGATCTTTCATAAATACTCCAAAAAATATATTGAGATTGATACTTTGGACAAACCACCCTACATGATCTTCAGTTCACAACGGACAAGGTTGTCCCTATAAAACAGGGGGGCGACTGACCCGGTC